ACAACAACATTGCGGTCAAGACCGTAACGTCAACGTACCCGCAAATCCTCTGGTACAACCCGACGCACCCGAACATTGAGATGTATCTCTATCCGGTGCCCTCTCGCGTGCTGGAGTTCCACTTTGTCTCGGTGTCCCCGCTGACGCAGCCCGCCGCGCTTGATACGGCGCTTTCTTTCCCGCCAGGTTACTTGCGAGCGTTCCGCTACAACCTTGCGTGCGAGATTGCACCGGAGTTTGGCGTGGAGCCGTCGCAGCAGGTGCGCCGCATTGCGATGTACAGCAAGCGCGACCTGAAGCGCATCAACTTCCCCGGCGATGTGATGGCGATGCCGTCAGCGCTGATGGTCAACAGACCGCGCTTTAATATCTACACGGGCAACTTCTGATGAAGTCACCGATTCTGGGTAGCAGCTACGTCATCCGTAGCGTCAACGCTGCCGACAATCGGCTTGTGAATCTGTACCCCGAGGTCATTCCCGAGGGCGGCAAGGAACCGGCGTATCTGCAACGCTGCCCCGGTTTAACTCGCGTGGTAACGGTTGGCACCGGCCCGATCCGTGGCCTATATACCCTCGGCAACTTTCTTTACGTTGTTTCGGGCGACCAACTCTACAAACTCAACTCAAACTACGCCCTGCAAGGAACGAACGACCTGTTGATGGAAACGGGGTCGTTTTTGTTGTTAGAGAACGGCAGCCGCATTCTTTTGCAAGATCAAAACAATCCGTCGCTTGGCATCATATCGGGCACCGGCCCCGTGTCGATGGCCGACAACGGTACGCAGCTTTTTATCGCCGCAAACCCCGACGGCTATATCTACAACACCGTCACCGACTCGTTTGCGCAGATTACCGACCCGGACTTCCCCGGCGCGGTAACGGTTGGATATTTGGACGGCTATTTCGTTTTTAACGAACCCAACAGCCAGCGCGTGTGGGTTACGCAATTACTTGATGGCCTGTCCATTGACCCGCTTGACTTTGCCTCTGCCGAAGGCTCGCCCGACGGCTTGGTGTCGCTCATCATCGACCACCGCGAGGCGTGGCTCTTTGGCACCAACAGCGTTGAGGTCTGGTACAACAGCGGCGAGGCAGACTTCCCGTTGACGCGCATTCAAGGCGCCTACAACGAGATCGGCTGCATTGCGCCGTACTCCGTCGCCAAGATGGACAACAGCGTGTTCTGGCTAGGCGCTGACGCTCGCGGCCAAGGCATCGTCTATCGAGCAAACGGCTACCAAGGCGTGCGCGTATCAACCCACGCGGTTGAGTTTGCCATTCAACAATACGACGATTTGGCTGACGCGGTGGGTTACACCTACCAACAGGATGGTCACACGTTTTACGTGTTGAATTTTACGAACGCCGATACGACCTGGGTGTTTGACGCCGCGACCGGCGCATGGCATGAACGCGCAGGATTCCGTAACGGCGATTTCAAGCGACACCGTGGCAACAACCACGCTCGCTTTAACGGCGACCCGCACGTCGGCGATTACGAGAACGGCAAGGTGTATGTGTATAACCTTGACGTGTACGCCGATGACGGCGCTGTGCAGAAATGGCTGCGGTCGTGGCGTGCATTGCCGACAGGGCAGAACAACCTTAAACGCACAGCGCATCACTCGTTGCAGATTGACATGGAGACAGGCGTTGGGCTTTCGGGCGTAGACCCGTTTGACCCGCCTGTTGAAATCAGCACCGAAACGTCGGTTCCGATCAATACCGAAACGGGCAACCCGCAGTTGGCGGGCAACCTCGGCTCCGAAGTGCCCGAAGACATCAATACGGAAAACGATCTCTACACACTTGGCGTGACCGAAGATGACGGGCTAACGCTAGTAATCGACCAAGCACCAGGAACCGTAGTGGTTGGCGCTAACCCGCAGTTGATGTTGCGCTGGTCCGACGATGGCGGTCATACGTGGAACGGCGAACGCACAACTTCGTTGGGCCGTATCGGCCAGTACGGCACTCGCGCTATCTTCCGCCGCCTTGGCATGACCACCAAGATTCGTGACCGCGTGTACGAGATCAGCGGCACCGATCCTGTCAAGGTTGCCATCATGGGCGCCGAACTTGAACTCAGCGGGACGAATGCGTAATGGCAAACATTACCAACATCCCCGCCCCTCGAGTGCCGTTCATCGACGAGCGGACGGGCCTTATTTCGCGTGAGTGGTTTCGCTTCCTTAACAACCAATTTACGTTGACGGGCAGCGGGACCACGGCTACCAGCATCGCCGACCTTGAAGTTGGTTCACCGCTCTCTTCGACCGTAGAAGATGAAGTAGCGGTGTTGCGCACGCAGATTGACGATCTTTACAAAGGACCGCCTCGATTTGAGCCGGGTCTTATTAACTACGGGTCGTTTTTCTCAACGCAAACGCAAGCGGCGACGGTAATCAATACCGCAAAGGCTATCACGTATAACAATGCTGATCCTGCGTATGGCGTGTACCGCGACCCCGCCGATAACAGCAAGATCAAAGTGACCCGCCCTGCTATCTACAACGTACAGTTTTCGATTCAAGTAGACAAAACCTCGGGCGGCACAGGCAAACTTTTTATTTGGCCCGCCATCAATGGCACGGCGGTCGCTAACGCGGGTTCGCTGATTCAGATTCAAGGCAACAACGCCGAAATCTTCTCAGCGGCTAACTTTTTCTTGCCGTTATCTAACGGCGATTACTTTCAGTTGTATTTCTCGGTAGATGATTTAACCGTGCAGTTGCAGCAATTTGCGGCGGCTGCGCCAGTTCCGGCGATTCCTTCCATCATTTTGACCGTTATGCAGGTGTACGTATGACCGTCTTTCTTTCAGCGTTTGCAGGTGCGGGCGCACAGTTTTTCGACGACAACGGCAACATTCTGTCGGGCGGCCAAATCTTTACCTACGCCGCTGGCACCACGACGCCGCAAGCAACCTACACGTCTTCGACGGGTAGCACGCTTAACGCCAATCCCATCATCCTAGATTCCTCTGGACGACTCCCCGAGGATATGTGGTTAGCGGCAGGACTGACGTATCGGTTTGTACTGAAAGACGCCAACGACATTCAGCTTGGCGAATACGACGACATTCCGGGCTTGAACGACGGGTCGCTGCTGTCAGTTCCGTTTTCGTCCGTGACTAACAAGCCGACCACGCTTTCTGGGTACGGCATCACGGATGGCATTACGGCGGCCACGGTTGCGGCAACCTACGCGCCGATTGCCTCGCCGACCTTTACCGGCACGCCGCAGATTCCCGATAACGCTACGCCGAACGTCAATCACGCGATTGGGTATCGAGACGCCCCGCAGAACTCCCATACGGACAGTTACACGCTGGCGCTGTCGGATCGCGGCAAGTCGATTCTGATGAACGGCACTAGCAAGACGCTGACCATTCCGGCTAACGGCACGGTCGCGTTCCCTGTGGGCACGGTGTTTATTGTCGTCAATATCAACTCATCGGCGCTGTCGATTGCGATTACGACCGACACGCTGACGCTTGCCAACAGCACCACGACCGGCACCCGCACGCTCGCGCAAAACGGTATTGCCACCTGCGTCAAGATTGCGGCGACCTCGTGGCTGATCAGCGGAGCGGGGTTGACCTAATGGGTGGCGCTACGCTCGCAGCCGCGATTGCAGGCACGACCGGAGGCACCGGGGCGGGCGTCTACGACTATTCCCAAGGGTCGGGAACGCTGGTGTTCCCCGACATCACGGCACTTAGCTTTACGACGCTGACCATCGAGGCATGGGGCGGCGGAGGCGGTGGCGGGTGGGGCATCGAAAGCATCATTTTTTTAGACGGCGGCGGCATCGAAACCCAGTCGAACCCCGGCGGGGGCGGTGGGTCGGGCGCGTATACCAAAACCGTAGTCGCTGTGGTCGGCGCAGACACCAACAAGACCTTGGTTTGGGCGGTCGGCGATGGAGGCGCTAATGGCGTTGCAGGCAATGCCACGGGCTATGCGGGCGGAACATCGACGGTTTCTTCTGGCACGTTTACTATTGCCGCAATGATTAGCACCGGAGGCGCAGGCGGTGGCGGTGCGTTCGGTATTAACGGCGGCAACCAAGGCGCGGGTGGTACGGCTTCGGGCGGCGTCACGACCAATACCAACGGTAACGGCGGCGCGGTCCAAGAACAGGCAGGCGCGGCAAGTGTCCTCGGTGTCGCAAACTTGACAGCGGGCGGTGGCGGCGACGGCGGCGATCCGATATTCGGCGGCAACGACGGCCAGCCGGGACTTAACGGGCGCGTCCGATTCAAATTTAGTTGAGGTCATTATGGCAGTTCAAGTCAGAGTCCTAGTCCCGTCCAAGATTGCGGAGTCCTCGCAGACCACGCAGTACACGGCGACTAACGTGACGACGATTATCGACAAGTTCACGGCGACGAATTACGACACGTCCGCCCGAACGATCTCAATTAACCTCGTGACCGCCTTGGACACGTCCGGCAACCAGAACCTTGTTATCAAGGCCAAGACCCTGCTGCCCTCAGAAACCTATACGTTCCCCGAGATCGTAGGGCAGGTGCTAGCGCCTGGGGGCTTTATCTCAACGATTGCCTCCACGGCTACGTCCATTAACATCCGGGCGTCTGGGCGGGAGATTTCGTGACCGTCCGACGCGCCACCGCTGAAGACCTAGACCGATACTTGCCGTTGGCTGCGGCGTTCCATAGCGCCAGCCCGGTACACTCAGCGCTGCCTTTTGATTACGAAGGCTTCACTAACTTTTATTTAACGGCTGTCAGCAATCCGAACATGGGCGTTTGGGTGGCAGAAAAAGACGGCAAAGTAGTCGGAATTACGGGAGCGTGCGATTACCCCATGTACTTCAGCCCGTCGCACCGAGTTGTACAGGAACTGTGGTGGTACTTGACCCCGGAAGTTCGCGGTAATGGCGTAGGCAAACAAATGTACGATGCGATAGAGTCGTGGGCGAAAGAGCAAGGTGCGACCGCCTTGTTTATGGTAGCCCTTGAAGACGAGCGGTCGCCGGCTATGGCTAACTTATATACCCGCCAAGGCTTTAAGCCGATGGAGCGGATGTTCTTTAAAGAGGTTGCGTAAATGGGCATTGCAACAGCATTAGTAGGCAGCGCACTAATCGGCGGCGCCGCTAGTATGGCGGGCAGCAGAAAAGCCGCCAAAGCTCAAGAGAAGGCTTCAGCTAGGAAGGAAGCTCTCGAAAGGGAGATGTTTGAAAAGCAAACTGCGCTGCAAGAGCCGTTTCGGGAAATTGGATTAGAAAACCTTAACCGTCTTGCGGCGCTGTATTCGCCAGAAACCGGCGCGTATTTTAAAGCGCCGACGATGAATGAGTTGCTGATGGACCCTGGATATTCATTCCGGTTGTCCGAAGGCGAAAAGGCGCTTGCGCGTATGCAGTCCGCTAGAGGCGGGCTGTTAGGTGGCGGCGCAATTAAAGCAGGCGTTCGCTACGGGCAAGAGATGGGATCGCAGGAATTTCAGAACGCCTACGCTCGAGCAATGGAGCAGCGCCGCATGGCAACTAGCGCGTTAGCACAGTTGGGCGGGTTAGGCCCAGCCGCTGCGGGCGAAATGGGCGGAGCGGCCCGTAGTTACGCTTCGGGCGCGGGACAAGCAATTCAAGCTGGCGGTCAAGCCCGTGCGTCGGGGTATCTTGGTCAAGCCAATGCGCTATCACAAGCGCTTGGGCAAGCTGCAACGGGTTACGGTTTGTATAAAGGCGGGTACTTCGACCGCGTAGGCGGTGGCGCAAAGCCATATTCATTTGGCGAAACTGACTTTTAATTGGTGACATATGCCTATTATCGGCGCAACACAACTTGAACCCGTAAACATCCTTGGCTCGTATGTGCAGGGCATGGAAATGGGCCGTGCCAATCAGTTGGCGCAACAGCAGGCCGCTTTGGCTCAACAGCAACAAGCGCGAGCAGAACAGCAGTTTCAGATGCAAATGGCTGATCGAGAGCGAGAACTGAAGCGTCAGCAATTGCAAGAAAAGCGCGACAGTTATGCTTTGTTGGGCCAGATTGCTGGCACGGCAGTTGATCAACCAACATTCGATCAAGCATTGGCTACTTTGCGGGATTTGGGCGTTGATACGACCAATGTTTCGCCAGTGTTTGATCCTAAAAAGGTTAAAACATTTAGAGACTCAACGCTTACTGAAGCGCAGCGCCTTGATTTAGAGATTAGAAAAGGCACCCTTGGTGTGCAAGAAATTCAAGCCAAAACGGCCGCAACGCAAGCAAGAACTGCTGAGGCTGAAGAAAGGCGTTTGGCTCGACTAGCAACGGCAATTCCCGCAGGCGATCAATTTAAAGTAATGACGCCTAAAGAAATTGCAGACGCTGGATTCCCCGTTGGTACGGTTGCTCAAAAAGATAGCAAAACTGGCAAAGTGCAAGTTTTGTCTGCGGTTCCCGCAGGGCAGCGCCCACCCCCTGTAAAGGCAAGCGACCCCACGGTAAATCGCGTTGAGGCAGCAACAAACAAAATTACATCTCAATTAAAGAGCGTGAAAACTGGAGCGGTAAGCGGCGTGATGAGCCGCGTTTTCGATGCCTCAGACGCAAAACTTTTTGAGACTTACAGAGAACAATTGTCTGGCGCGGTTCGCGCTGCATTGCGTATTCCGGGCGAAGGAACGCTGTCGGATCAAGAACAAGCGCAATATGGGTTGCAGTTGCCAAGTCTCAGTCAAACGCGCGAAAACAACCTAAAAATTATGGATGCGCTTGTTGAGCAAGTAAGACTGGCAAAGCAACTTCCACCGCGTCAGGCAGCGCCTGCGGCAGAAGAACAAGTGGATTACGTTTTTGAAAATGGCCGTTTAGTGCCTGCAAAGCGCCCGAGGTAAGTTGCCATGCCAATCGTAGATGTTCCCGGCGTTGGCCGCGTCAAGTTTCCAGAAGGAACGACTCCGCAACAAATGGAGGCAGCCCTTAAAAAGGCGCAGCCCGAGATGGGGTCGTTGGAGCAGTTTGGCCGAGGCGCGCTCAAGTCGGTCACTGACATTGGCTACGGATTAAAACAACTTGGCGCAGAAGGTGGCGAGGCTCTTGGCCTTGTTAGCCCGCAAACCGTGCAGCAGTTGCGCCGTGAGCAAGATATCCGTGAGATAGAAGCGGCGCCATACACAAACAGCCTCGCCGGACAACTCGGTTATTTGGGCGGCAGCATCGGCTCGCTGATGATTCCCGGCGCGGCGCTTGGCCGCGTAGGTGGCGCAGCGGGACAGATCGGGCGAGCCATTTCTGCCCCTCGCACGCTTGGAGGCGCTGCCGCAGCAGGCGGGGCTTTGGGCGCTGTCCAACCAGTCGGAACAGAGGATGAGCGGCTGTTCAATGTGGGGCTTGGCGCTGTCGGGAGCATGGGCGGACAACTGATTGGTCGCGGACTCGCTCGAGTTGCGCAGCCGACAACAAGTGCGCCCGCGCCACAAGTGCAGCGTGCGATCACGCGCCTTGAAAAGGCAGGTGTTCCGGTTGATGTGGCAGAACGCGCTGGATCGGAAAACCTCCGCATGATTCGCCGGTTTTTGACTGACAATCCAATTTCTGCGGGAATTATGAAAAAAGGCCAAGAGGCCACGCAGACGGCATTTAACCGTGCAGCGTTAAAGTTAATCGGCGAACAAGGCGAAGCAGCGATCCCCGAAGTGGTGGATCGCGCTGCGTCCAGAATTGGCAAGGTTATGGATGATGTTGCCGCTCGCAACACCGTAAAAGTCGATAACAAAATGCTGATGGACCTTGGTGACATCGAAGACGAAGCCAAATTGATTTTGGAGCCATCGCAATTTGCCCCTTTGAAATCGCAAATAGATAACATTCTGTCTAAAGCATCATCGACGGGCGGAATAGATGGCGCTGCCTACCAGCGAATTCGAACCATTGCTGGAGAGTTGAGCAAAAACCCGGCTTTGAAACGATTTTCGGGTAATTTGCGAGAAACTATTGACTCTGCATTGGAAAGAACAGCGGGAAAGACTGATGCAGAAGCGATCCGCACCGCTCGGAAGCAATATCGGAATCTGCTAAAAATTGAAGATGCTATTGGCACCACCGAAACGGGCGATATCAGCATACCCCGTCTTGCTGCCGCAACGTCTGTAAAACGTGAACGCGCAGCGGCTTTGCGTAATAGAGGCGACGCAGAACTTGCGCGATTGGCCCGCAGTGCTATGACCGTGCGAGAGGCGTTTCCGCAATCGGGAACTGCGCCTAGACAACAACTTCAAACCATCGGTAATTTGCTTGCGCCTGGCATTGCTGGCGCGACTTATGGGGCGCTGCAAGGGCAGTCGCCTACTGACGCGACGTTGTTGGCTCTCGCGGGGGGCGCCTTGGGCGTTGCATCGCCAGCGGCAGCGGCTCGTGCGTATCAGAGTAACGCGTTAAGAAATTACATTTTGCAAGGCGTGCAAAATCAGTTAGCCCGAGAGGCTATGTTGGCCCCAGCAACTCGGGGCGTGTTGACTTATGGAGCGCCAGCAGCGCTGCTCAGCGACTAAGCGAGGCAATCATGCTACCTAGCGCGGTAACCAACCTCGCGCTGCGGGTTGTAACTACACAATCATTGCAGGAGAAGGGCGGTGGATGAGGGGCAAGTGTTATTTAACGTCATTATTGGCGTGGCCGGTCTGTTTGGTGGTTGGATACTGAACAATATCTCTCGCTCGATTGAGCGGCTGGATGCGGACGTTCGTGAGATGCCGAAGGTGTATGTCACCAAGGCCGACTACAAGGACGACATCCATCACATCAAGGTCACGCTTGACCGCATTTTTGATCTTATCGGCGAGTTAAATAACAGCAAGGCTGACAAATGAGCGAGCCAGTAGACATCGAACTTTTCAAGGCACAGGTCCAGGCTGAACTCAATCGCCTAGAAGCAAAAGCCTCTGCGAAGACCGTAGCAGGCAAGGCCATCGGCAAGGACGGCCTCAAGTACATTACGGCTATCGTGGTGATCGGCGTCGTCTCTAGCCTGTTTCTGGACAACGACAAGATCGCGGCCGTCATGGGCTTGCTCGGCGCCTCGTTGACGGCGCTGATCTCCATGCTGAACGGCATCGCCGGAACGGTTGAGAAGGAAGAGAAGCCAGAGTTCGCGGTGATTAAGGAACTCATTAGCAAACTTGACCGGCTGGATCGCAAGGAACAGCCGATGCGCGTGGATGTAGAAGGCGACCACGTAACCGTGACCAAAGGCGATGATGTCGTGAGGGCTTCCAAATGATGACAATGGTTAGCACGTTCCTATCTTTCCTCGCAGGCGGCCTGCCCAAGATTTTGTCGATCTTCCAAGACCGGCAAGACAAGAAGCATGAACTGGCTCTCGTCGCTGCTCAGAAAGAACGCGAGTTGGCGCTGGCCGAGCGCGGCTTCATTGCTCAAGCACGGGTCGAAGAGATCAAGCTGGAGCAAATCCAGACCCAGACCGCTGCCGAGGAACGGCAGGCGCTTTACAGCCACGACGTAGAGATCGGCAAAGGCGCAAGCCAATGGATGATTAACCTCCGCGCCTCAGTGCGCCCGGTGGTGACGTACATCTTTGTGCTAGAGCTAGTCATCATCAACATCGCTGGTATGTGGTACGCGTGGAACCAAGGCGTACCGTTTGCGATTGCGCTAGAAAACGTATTCTCTGAAGACGAAATGCTCATTCTGAGCAGCATCATTGCCTTTTGGTTTGGTACGCAGGCTTTTGGCAAAAAGTGAAGGTATCCGAAGCGGCCATCCGCATGATTAAGCACCATGAGGGCGTGAGACTGCGCCCTTATCGGTGCCCTGCGTTGCTGTGGACCGTCGGCGTCGGCCATGTCATAGACCCATCTCATATTGGGGTGAAATATGAGGACCGTAAAAGTTTACCGATACCGTCGGGTTGGGATCGCGTCCTCTCGATGGGAGAGGTGGATGCTCTCCTTGCTCAAGACCTTGCGAAATTTGAGCGCGGCGTTGCCCGACTTTGCCCTGGTAGCGTTAGTAATCAAGGCCAATTCGACGCACTGGTCAGCTTTGCTTTCAATGTTGGGCTAGGCAATTTGCAGCGGTCCAGTCTTCGCATGAAGATCAATCGCGGTGATTTAGAAGACGCCGCCGAAGAATTTATGAAATGGACCAAGGCGGCGGGTCGCGTGCTACCCGGCCTTGTGAAACGGCGCAATGATGAACGGGCTTTGTTTTTAAGCTAAAGCCCGGTCAGCAGTTCCCGCCGTTCGCGTGCGTCGCGCAGCGCGCAGTACCGCTGGTGCAGCCGGATCAGATACGTCGGGCGCGGGCGCTCGCGGCGCTTCTCGTGCTGCAGTAACGTTTTGACTTCCTCTTCGCCCATGCTGCGCAACGCTTCGTTGATTTCGTGCCAATTCATGATTTCAGTTCCTCTAGTGCAATATCCGATAGAGCGCGTTTATCGTGCAACGCGGCCCAAATGCGCTCGTCAATCGTGTTGTTTGTAAGCAACAGGTAGACCCATACGTCGTGCGCCTGCCCGCTGCGGTGCAGCCGGCCAATAGTCTGCTCGTACTCTTCGAGCGACCACGGCAGCGACAGGAATACCATACGGCAACCGCCGTGCTGCAAGTTCAAGCCGTGGCCTGCGGACTTAGGGTGTATCAGCAACAACTCGACCTTGCCCGCATTCCAGCGCTCGACGGCTTGCGGATCATCAATCGTCACCGCCTGGGGGTATCGGCGGCGTAGCTCGGCCAGTTCCTCGACGAACGTATACGCGACGATGGTGTTGGCGCGTTGGTTGCCTTCCAGCACCTCGTCCAACAATTCAAACTTGTGGCTCGAAAACCACACGGGCGTTTGCGATGTCGCAAACTTACCCGGCCGCGCAGGGTCGGGCTTGCTGTCCGAGATATAAACGAACCCCGCCGCCATCTGCTGTAGCTTGCTGGTCACAGCCCCGGCGCTCATGGCCATGGCGCGGGCATCGGGAAAGTCGTACAAAAAATCGCGCTTCATCTTTTCGTAGGGCTCGCGGTCTGGCATGTCGCAGCGCACTTCGGTGACGTGCAGCGGCGGCAGCTTGTCCTTGTACTCGCCAGGCTCCAACAAAAAGGTCGCAGGTTTAAGGCGCGCCATAACCTGTTCGAGCGCGCCTTTGCGCGGCGCCCACTCGCCGTACTCGCGGTTGATGCAGACAAAATACTGCTGCAAGAAAGCGCCCTTGCTGCGGCCAAGCAGCGCCTGGTCCACGATCTTGCACTGCCCAAATACGTCTTCAAGCCCGTTAGACGTGAACGATCCCGTCAAGCCCCAGCGCAGCGTCATGGGCTCGACGACCTTCTCGAACGCCTTGAAGCGCTTGCCGCTGGGGTTTTTAAGCCGCGTCAGTTCATCGAACACCACGCCGTCAAAGTCGAGCGTTTGCTCGGACAGCCACTGCAAGTTGTCGTAGTTCGTCACCACAACCTGCGCCTTCGAGCGCAGCGCCGCGTTCCGTTCGGCGGGCGAGCCGAGCGCAACCGCCAGCGTCAGCGCAGGCGTCCATTTGGCCTGCTCGACTGGCCATACCAACTCGCAAACGCGTTTGGGGGCCAGCACCAGCCAGCGGCGCACGACGCCCTGCGCAAGCGCGTCCTGCATGGCAACCAGCGTGAGCGCCGTCTTGCCCGCGCCCATCGGCGCGAGCACCATCGCCCGGTCGCGCTCGAACAGGAAGTCAGCGGCCTTTTCTTGATATGCGCGCAATGAAAGCATCGACCTGCTCCGTGCTCCAAAGCACGACATAGTTCTGTTTGAGCGTTTCCATCTCGAAAGCAAACACCTTTTGCAGCGGCGCCAAGCGCCCGCGCTGCGTCTTCATTTCAACAAACCACGTCTGCCCGTCGGGCAGGCAGACGATCCGATCCGCAACGCCGCGATTACTCGGCGAGCGGAACTTGTACGCCGCCCCGCCCTGCATCTCGACGGCCCAGACCAAATAGGCTTCGATGTCTTTCTCTTTCATCGCCAAATCATAATTTATCAATGAACGCTTGACAACGTAAAAACGCGGGGGCAGACTAGCGCAAACGTCGTAAAGGAGAGTTCACTGTGAGTCATAGCACTATCGTCGGCGGCTCGACCGCCAAGCGCGTCATCAAATGCCCCGG